CCAAACTTAGATACGCCTGAGACTTCTGAGAAGCAGTACGCTACATACGTTCCACCTGAACCGTTTACATCATTACTATTACCAACAGTAAACACACTAGAGGTAGGAGCAACAACAGAAGAGTTGTTACCAAATCTTAAATTAGCGTTAGCTGTTTCTGCTGCGAAAGTTTCATTTAAATAAATATAAGCATTAGATGTATTTTGATGATACACAGTCCATCGTTCTGCTGCGTTTCTTTTCTTAACAATTATAAACTCAGGCGCAGAACTTAAACCATGTCCTATTGTTCCTGTGCTACCGTTTGCAGAATAAGTAACAACGCTAAAACCAGTAGCATCGCTTGCTTTAACGGTTGAGGTTATAGAACCATCAGTGTTACTTACTGGATCACCGTCACCAGCATCCCAGCCCCATGCTACATAATTATTATTTTGTTGGTTAAGACCACCTACTGCTGTGTCCGCAAAACTAAAACCATCTGCATCAATGCTTGCAATTCGAGTACCGTTGTTTGAAGTTTCAGCGCCAGTAGAGTTTGGTTGTAATTCTAGAAAAGGCCCTCTTACTGAATCTATAAGTAACGGAGAAGCTGCTGCAAGATTTTTAATCCAAACTAAATCAGGACTAAATCCAAATCCCTTAACTGACTGTGCTACCCCTTGCCCAACATATAGAACAGAACTAATACCCGTAGATGTTTGATTATCTCCAGCGTCCCATGTCCAAGCAACGTAATTTCTACCTGCGTAGTTGTTATAACCAGACACATCGTAAGGAACTGTAAATCCATCCGTATCAAACGACGTTAATTGCTGCGCTCCCACGTTGTCTGCATTTGTTGCATTAGTGAGTAAAGAACGATCAGTGCCTCTAATTGTGTCGTATAAATAATGATTGTTTGCGCCAGTTCTGTTTTTTATCCAAACTAAATCAGGGGCATAACCAACACCATCAATACTTTGTTTATTAGTATTCCCTGCGTACAACACTGTGTTTTGTAATTCAGCCTGTGTTGTTGGTTTCATCGGTAGATAGAAACCATTGTTACCGTATGTGCCTGTGTAGTCTTTAGCCTTCCAAGTACCGTTGGCATCGTACTCACCAAATTCTGTTGGATCTAATGCTTGACCGTCAATGAAGTTTACTTCTGTTAGGTAGCCGTCAAAAGATTGATAAGGCTGCCCTGTTTGTCTACCAATGTTATGAGCAACAGCTTGGTTAATTTGAGTTGTTGAGTTTTGTGATATTGAGCTTTGAGTATTCCACGGAAACAATGCACCGTTAACATATAGCAATGCACGATTAGCTTCAGTAGCTTGTGTTGTATCTACCTTTAATAATATGTGATACCAAGCTGAAGGATCTCTAAATACTCCTGTTGTATATCTCCTACCATAACCACCAAAAATAAAAACGATATCATCAACATTGTTCCATCCCCAACCAAAGTTTCCTTGAGCACCTGATCCTGCTGTACATAGCAAATGATTAGTGCCGTGACCTAAGGTCGATGCCTTTGCTCTTTTAACCCATACACTATAAGTCCATACCTTACCATCTGTAGGGGTAGAAAAAGTCCTATTTAGATAAGCAGATGCAGAACTACGCAGTCTCAGACTATCTGTGATTTCATAGTCATCACCAGATGCACCAAAGCCAACAGGCAATAAACTCATGCAAAACTCCTACTTACTGACACATAGGCATTAGTGCCGTTGTCAAAGTAACTCAGCGTGTATGTTCCAGCCACCGATATAGCTGTTAAGTCTGTTGCGTTAATTTTAGTTGTAGCCGCAGCACTAATAGCGTGACCGCCAGAGTTAATTAAAAGTATAAACCCACTCTGTCCTGCGGTGTGATTTGTAAAGGTTAATGTACCTGCACCACTTGGTGTGCATTGAAAGTTATTGGTAACGTTTTGGTCAAACGACAAATCATTGTCTGTGGTTATCGTGCCTCGGAACGGTGCTGTTAGCGTATCAGCAGTGTCAGCTTTCAGGATATCCGCGTCAAATGCCTCTACATCAGAACCAATGGCTAACCCTAATGCTGTTCTAGCTGCGGAAGCAGTAGACGCCCCAGTACCCCCGTCAGCAATAGCTAAGTCTGTAGCTAATGTTAGCGAACTTAAATGGGTTATAGCATTAACAACATCTGTTCCATTATTAAACAGTAACGTAGTTTTACCAGCGGGAACCGATACACCTGTCTGTCCAGATACTTTAACTGTACACGCATCGGCTAATGCGTTATTAACTACATACATTTTTTCAATAGCTGGAACAATTAAATTCCTAGCTCCGCCGGATGTACCAGTTAAGTTTAACCGCATGTTTCTAGCTGGCTGCGCGGTGTTTGCGTCAGTTAATGTTAAAGTAACGTCCCCACTAGAGAAAGCTATATCTACTGTGCCTGCTATGGATTCTTCAAGTGCAGTGCCTAAATTTACATTAGTTACAGCCCCCCAAGTACCAGCGTTATCACCAGTACCCATGAGTTGCAACTTAAGATTTGATGAATATGTTGATGCCATTTTTTACTCCTAGGCTGCTATGGGCAACCAATTAGGTGATTGTGTGTCGTCTACTTCCGTCCAAGTTGCGCTTCCCGTGCTAATACCTGTCCAGTTTGGTGTTTGGTTATCATCTATATCACTCCACACCAACGGAGTAGCTACTGATCCAACTGCTGAGACTCCTATGATTGTAACAGAAGCATTTGCTTTTGGCGTTACAGCCCCTAATGAAGCTGTAGCACTTACCCCTGTAACATTTACAAAATTAGTGGTTACAGTAGTTAATGTTCCTGTACTTGTAGTTGCCTGTAGTCCTGTTGGTTGTGCGTTAGCATCGGCGGTGGTAGTTACGGTGCCTACAGCAGTAGTTGCGGATACTCCACTAACTGGGTGATCTACACCAGCTTCTACTTGTGTGTCACCTAAACTTACTGTTGCCGAAAGCCCAGTTACTGTTAAATTCTGTTGTGTAGATACCGTTAATGTACCCACAGCACTGGTCGCTTCTAACCCAACGGCGTTTACGACAACGCTAGTAATACCACTCCAACCCCTAGGTGTACCCCAAGTTAAAGCGCCCCACGAGTCTGGTTGTAGCCCAACTACTTGACCTACTGAACCTGAAGCAGAAACACCAGATACCGTTATATCTTTTGGAATACTAGCTGTTGCTGTACCAAGCCCTGCTGTCGCAGATAGTCCGGTGAGAGTTACACTTCCTTTTGCAGTTACGCTTGTGCTGCCTATACTTCCAGTAGCAGAAACCCCAGTAACTGAGTGATTAGCATCCGCGTTTGTTGTTACGCTACCAACACTATTAGAAGCAGAAACTCCTGTTAGTGTAATAGCAACGCTTTCAGATATACTTACTGTGCCTACGCTTGAGGTAGCACTTAGCCCTGTAACAGTTACGTTAGCTTCGAGTATGCCTCCGAAACCATTACTATTATTCCAAGTAGACTCACCCCAAGCGGCTGCTGACATTTACTTAAGCGATTCTAATAATCGCGCTTGATGCGTCGTTAGTTGGGAAAATAACTGTAAAGTCTCCAGCTGTTGAAGTCTTATCACCACCAAAGTCCAGAACTGCTACTGCTGCATTGGGAACCGCACCAGAAATACCATTAGCTGATGGAGTGTTGTTGTAGATAAGAGCGCCACGGGCTGTAACTGTTACGTTAGAAAACGTAAGGTCACTAAAGTCTGTAAAACCAGTACCAGCGGTCACACTAGTTTCTGTTTTAGCCACACCTGTATTAACAAGATTAGCTCCGCCAGCTGAGTAGTTAGTACCTGAAACTTCGTTAGTAGCTGAATAGGCTGTGGTGTTTGCATTAATTGTAGCTGAAGACGTATAAAGCGCTAACTTAAATGTATCTCCAGTTGAGTTACGAAAATCGTGTACAGCCAACATAAGTTCGGCTTTAAAAGAAGTACACATTGCTTGTGAAATTGCCATGATTGGCTCCTTATGAATCTATAATTGATATGAGTTCTGAGTAACCTGCATTAGTGAGCTTGTTAGCCAGAGTTACGTTGTGTGACTTTACAGCTTCCTTTAAGTAAAATATTAAAACTTGCTTAATTTGTGCTCTAAAGGCTTCTGCTTGGTCTCTAATAGCCGGATGAGATTGTGATCCCACCGAAATAATTTTATCTAGTGCCCGTTCTGCTATTTCTTCAGGTGTAAACCCTCGACCACTTGTAGTAGCTACTGTAATACCATCTCCACCTAGTAAAAAAGAAAGTTCTTCGGTTTGCATATTATTTAACTGGATACCTTACTTGTGGGGTTCTGTACATATCTTGACGATTCTTAGCATCACCAAGCATCTTAATTAATCCTAACGCTTCATCATATCTTTTTTGGTAGTTAGCGATCTCATCTGGTTCTGCCTTCATAAACGTAGCAGCTTCCATCAAAGATCCATACAGAAGTACAGAATCAAAATCATCCCCAAAATACGATGTGCCTGCATCTACAATAGACTGTGGGTAATAAAAGTAATGTAACTCCATCGCATAGTTACTGTTTGGTGTAGGCCCAAGAATAAAAGAGGTGTCATCAAAAATAGCATAATGCGTCGGAACACCTGTTGCTGTTGGGTCGGGAAACGCTTCTCGAATAAAGTTAACGTCTTTATTTAAAAGGAACGTCTGACTACCATCAGCAGCAATAACTGCTAATGAAAATGTAGACAACCAATCTGATGGTATACCTAAATACTTATTGTCTGTAGTCAGATTACCTGTAACGTTCTTACGTAAATCAGGCAGTTGAACGACGTTAAAAACCCGTTGCTCAGCCTGGCGTATAAACGTATCAATCTGCTCTTTAGTAGTAAAAGATGTTAACGTACCTAGGTTAGTAGGATCGTCTACAGATGTGCTCGGAAACGTATTTTCAACGTAGCCTTGGATCGTTTTAAATAAAGTATTGTAGTCCATTTAACCCATCTTTTTGCTGTGACCAGTTCCTTTAGTAGCTGCACCAGTACCACGAGTTTTTTGTGTCTGAGTATTTGCTACATTGTTTGGGTACCCGTCTACATTTGGCACAGGCACTGGCTGAGGCTGTTTGAATTTTCCTGTATCTTTCATATCAATTCCTTAACTAGTTGTTATTGTTACAGTTCCTACTTGTCCACCACCTTCTAAATCATCTTCGAGTCCACTTAACTCTAATGGGTTATCTAAACCTACTGGATTCCAACCCCATTGTATATCTCTTGACTGTTCATAGCTATTATCTGGTCTAGGGTTACGTAACGCTTGTGGATCATCTACAGGGTACATACCCAATTGATTCTGTGGCTGATCCGGTTCCCAACACGTAGGACACACTAGAATGTTAACATTTTTGGTCTTTATGGTTAGCTCTTTTAACTGTTTGAGCTTATATTGAAACCCGCAACGATCACACTCTGCTATCGCGTTTTTGCCGGAAGCAAATTTATTAGCCATATAACTTTAGTAAAACATTTGTCGAGGAGCTAGTCTGAGAGAAGCTTTCTCTCTGTCCTCAGTTGAAGCAAAATTCCATTGTTCTTCATACGCCATTTTTAACATTTCAATCCTATCCATAGCTTCTGGGAGCTTAAGAGATAGATAATAAGCTAAACCAGCTACCATACAAGGTAAGAATCTAAACGGTATATCTTCAGTATTTACACCGTTACCAGCGTCTTGGATACGTCTAAGTCTCCAGTAAGCAAAAGTGTAAGTATCGTTATTTGGTACAGGCCAAACGTTTATAGTGGGATATGCAATCCCAGTTGTAGGCTCTGTTGCACCAGACTGTCTGTCTATCCATACTTGAATTGGTCTACCTTGAGAGTTCTTATTAGGTATAGACGCATATGTAGAAGAACTAATTCTGGTTATATTTATATCGTTTTGATTGGTTCCAGTGCCCGTTCGGATAACGCTATCTAACAGATCAATAGTATCAATAGGAAGATTATAAGTACCAGTGCCTTGCGTAAGTGCGATGCTACCTTGATCGATCGTCCATAAATTAATGCCACGATTAGCCCATTCTATAGTGAGTAAGTTTAAAGACCTACGGGCAGTACGCATTTCGTACCCCGTGCGTAACTCCGCACCACAACGCTCAAATGCCTCTTCTACAAGGTTATTGAGGTCGAGATTAAATGTACTTGTCCCTGATGTAGTCATAGATTATTTATCTTAAAAGTGTGGCTAAAACTAAGCCAATAACAGCGATAATGGATGCCATGTGTAAGGCTTCCATACGAAACATACGTTTATCAAGTGCCCCTAGTTTATCTAATACAGAAGAATACCTAGCAGCACATTCTCGTTCATGTGCGTCAAGCTGTGCTTGTGTATGAGTTACCACTGGAGCGGTTGCAGTTTTTTGCTTAGCCGGAGCTTTGCGTTTTGGTTTAGTTTTAATTCCAGGTGTAGCAGCCATTATGATACCTTCCTATACTTTCTTACTTTTTTAGCAATCTTTTTAGGTTGCTTAGCAACTTGTTTACCTGATGCTTTAGCTTTACGTTTAGCTTTTGTTGTTGCTGCATACTCTTTATCCGATAACGCTTTAATAGCTTTTTCTGGAAGATAACGCTCTCCAGTTGCTTTTGCGCCTTGCGTTGACGGTTTTCCACTTTTAGTACGCCATTTCTGTTTCGTCCAAGACTTAAGACTCTTCTGTGATTTAGCGAGGGCCAT